AAGGTTGTGTACTATTAGTACTACTATAGCTATTATCTAATTGACGATCAGCAACTAAAGCTGCAACACCGGGGTTATTACCGCGAACATTTTGATAAGCGGACACTTGATTTAAACTAGCTAAAAATCCCATACCATATTTGTTTGGACTACCATGTTGAGAGCATACAAAAGGTGGTACATTATTAGCAGCAGTATTCCAAGGATCTGTTCTTGTGTATTGTCCTACAAAATGTATGCCTCTATAGTAACTTGTATTGTCAAGGTGTGCGCCTGCAGGAAATCCATTTTCTCTTTTTACACCGGCTCCGTTAAAACTAAACATAAAACAGTTATCAGTTATGTACATAACTGCACCTGTTAAACTAGTACCCATGAAACTGCTATCATAAAAACCACTAGCTGGAGAAGCAGGAGATTGATTTGTTAATGTTAAAGTGCCTGAGCCACTTGTAGTAGAGGTACCAAAATTAATAGTACCTATAGCCTCACCAGTTAGCGTGCTGATTGATGTACCTGCAGTATTCCAAAAATTATATACATAAGGTGCGCTAGACCCATAAGATTCATTATAAGCTCCAGGGTCTGAAAATTGCACTACGTGTTTATCGTTGTTGGGCCTATCATATCCAGCAAGTTCTATGTTCCAGCTATACGCCCACGCACTAGTAGTAGGTTTATAAAAAACAGATTTAGTATTGCTGGTAAGTGCAGTTATACCTGTGCCACTATTCCATATAGCACTATTTGTTCCATCAATAAGTGCACCTAAAGTTGCATTAGCTGCGGTTACCAAAGTCTTTAAATTAGTACCTGTAGCTGGTCTTTGATTAATTAAATAATCTAATATTTTAAAAGTATACTGTGGATTAGTTCCGGTATGAAAAAGTAATTTTATAAACATTTTATGTTCCTACTGTAGGGGTAGCTGTATCTTCAGGTACCTCTGCTGGTACGTATAATTCTGGTTGAACAGGAGTATCAACCGCTGGATCTTCTGTATACTCTGCTACTATAACTTGACCTGGAAAATCTGGTTTAATAGATCCACCTTTTTTAAACATAACGTACCAACTGGTTTGATCTGTAGAGTGTATTTTTATTTCTTGGCAGTTTATACCGTACTCAGTAATTAAATTGCAAAAATCTTGTAACGTATGACAAGTTTCTGTAGGTATTATATATAAATATTCCCATTCAGTACGAGTTTGATAAAACTCAGGAAAGTTTAAATGTTGGACAATTGATTTATAATTCATGTTATTTTATCCGTAAACAAAAGTCATATTAAGGTTTGCAGCAGAAGTTCCTGCGGCAGTAATATCTACTGTTAAGTAGTCGAGGGCTGAAAGAGCAATACTAACATTTGAGGTAGTAGTAGTTGTACTAGCAGAAACTGTAATAGTTTGTATAGCAGTACCATTCTTTTTAACAACTAAAGTAGTGTCTGAGGAGCCTGCTGTTTGAAGAATACTAACTATTTTAGTAAGAGTAGCTGAGTTAGCAAGGTAAAAACGTAAAGTACCTGTATTAACAGTTAAGCTACCAGAGTATAAGTAATTTTTAGTAATATTACCTGTGGGTCCTGCAGGACCTGAGGTTCCTATTCCTGTAGCTCCCATTAGCCCAGAGGCACCTGTAGCACCTTGATACCCGCTAGCACCTGATGCGCCTGTGGCACCTTGACCAGTAGCACCTTGATATCCTGTAACACCTGTAGCACCTGTAGTACCTTGTAGACCTTGTACACCTTGTCCAGTTAGTCCAGAGGCACCTGTTGCTCCTATTGTACCTGTGGCACCTGAAGCACCTTGATACCCTGTGACACCTGAAGCACCTGTAGCACCTTGATATCCTGTAGCACCTTGATATCCTGTGACACCTGAAGCACCTGTGGCACCTTGACCTGTGGCACCTTGTAGTCCACTAGCACCTGTGGCACCTATTGTACCTGTTGCTCCTGATGCACCTGTAGCACCTTGACCAGTAGCACCTTGCAGTCCGCTGGCACCTGTAGCACCTGTAGCACCTTGATATCCTGTAGCACCTTGATATCCTGTAGCACCTGAAGCACCTGTAGCACCTTGACCTGTAGCACCTATTGTACCTTGATCACCTGTAGCACCTTGGTCACCTGTAGAACCTGGCTGTCCATTAGTACCATTAAATCCTTGAATACCTGAAGCACCTGTAGCACCTTGATAGCCTCCTGGAGGGCCACTAGATCCTGTAGCACCTACTGCACCACCTATAACATTAAGAGTACCGTTTGCTCCAACAATTCCGGTTACTGTTCCAGAAGCATAATTACTACCACCTTTAGTTATAGTAGTTACTAAACCAGCTATAGGAGTTGTACCACCTGCCGCTCTAAAAGTTATGCTAGTAGAGCTAGGTACAGATAATATAGTATAAGTACCTCCAGTACCTAAACTACCTACATTATTAGTTGCTGTTATTACATCGTTAACGGCTAAACCTGTGGTAGAGCCTATACCGGTTATTGTTGCAGTCCAAGGGCTAGTATATGTATACGATAGTCCTGAACCTACTCTAACTCCACCTAGGGTTGTTGAGCTTGCATCAGGTAGAACATAGTAGTAAGCACTTAAACTACCGGAACTTACCCACGCTTCTCCATTCCAAGCCCAGGATTGTCCACCTGTTGTGGTAGTTTGGTAAAGTGTGGGATTATCTGGAAAAGAAATTGGCATATATTACTCCAATGGGCTAACAGGCCACACAGCAGTATCTAGACTAGTGTATGTATTTGTCATGTCTCTTAATGCTTGCCTATACATTAATACTTCTTGAAACTTTTCTTGTGTTAAAGTTAGTGGTAAGTTTAAAAGTTGTTCTTCTTGACGACGTTGTAGTACCCAATCAGTCATATATAAAGTACCATCTCTAACATCCCTTAAAGTTACTTCGTAAGGTTTTGGTAGTTTTTCGTGATATTGTCTACAATATTCTGTAATAGCAGATTTATTGTCGTCTAACCATATCATCTCTACTAAAGTACTACCACTAACAACAGTTGGTGGAGTACCTAATCTTTCTATTATCCAATGGGATCTAGTAGGCTCCCAATTTAATAAGCCTACTTGAAAAGGGAAACCAATAGCTGTAATAAACTCAGTAGCGCTTGAAAAACTGCAAGTTATGCCATTAAGTCTACAACTAGCAGTGTCATTATAGGTATCTATTTGTATATATTCATGTATCATATTAATATAAGGTTTTAGTAAGTTGAATAAAACACAACTTTATTTCGTCGGGTTGGAACATTACAACATTAGGATTAGAGAAAGTATGTGAATGAAACATACTAAAACTACTGTGATAGTAGGCGGTGTCAGTACCAAATCTAAAAGCCTGACCACTAGTATGATAATGAGTCCATGCTTCAGTACTTAGACCTCCTGAACTAAATGGTGCNNTATAAGGAGTATAAGTATTATGAGCAGTATTCTCATCACTTGAATATCCAAGAAAAAAGTCTACCATATTTGGTGTACCATTACTACCATTACATACTTTCCAATAACTAGGCAAATTAGCAATATTACCTGTATACATAACTATTATGTTNTCTTCAGCAGTCATTTTAGAACCTANTTTCCAGAGTTTTAGTAANGTTCCTAGAAGTGTAGCACCNGTTATGGTTCCNGAAAGGCTGTGCGAGTGAGATAATCCTGAACTGCTATTTTCAGCTCTAAAAGCTAAGGTATTTGTTCCACTAGCAAAAGTACTTCCAAGAAAACTTGTTGGTCCATGAGTGTGACTACCTTGTTGATCAGTAAATCCAGATATACTACGCTGTGTAGCATAGTTATTAGCATATGTTGATCCACCTCTTATATATCTGTTTTGATTTATTGATAACTCTTTTGTACTTCCTGTTATTTGAGTAGCTTTACTAATTATTGCATTAGCAGGAAAATATTCTTGATCCTGAGTAGCTTCTAATAATATATAGTCTGTACTTGGAGGATTTAAATCAGTTCCGGCACCTAGGCTATAGAACAAAGAATGTGCGTGACTGCCCCCACCTAGAGTATATGACATTACTGTTGAATTTTGTGGATTAGCGATGCCGTTTTCTTTAACTATAGTTAAAGGGCCTGAGTGATACCCAGCACTACCTGTAGTTGTTCCGCCGGCACCTAGCTGATCGTTATTATTTGGTGTTACTGTACCTATTTCAGACTGTGTTGCAGTGCCTTTTATAAATTTTCCGTCTGCTGCAGAGTACCTAGTCCAACCTGTTAGACTAGGTACTGAGCTTCCAGAATACATAATAATTGCACCTTGAGGAATATGCCAGTAATCTGGCACTACATAAGGAGTATTAAACCCCTTAGTGATTAGTGATGATATTCTAGGCATTTTTATCCATAAGTTGTTAAGTTACCTAGTACTGTCCAAATATTACTTGTTGCAGTACCTATAAATACAAGAGTTACTAATTCTGTTTTATATGGTGTTGCTATTGGAGGTACTTGATTTTGCCATAACAGTGTTTGAGATGAACCATTAATTGTTATGTTATTTGGGATATAGGATATAGACCCCTGTGTAATAATCAAACTAACTGCAGTAGCTATATACTGACCTTCTGGAACATTAACAAAGTTAAGTGTTATGTTAGTTGTTGAACTAGCTAGGGAGAANATCGCTCCTGCGTTATAGTTTAAAGTTACTGCTTGTGAAACTATAGTGGCTGGAGTATATTTTTCTGAAGTTGCTTGTAAGTTAACAGTACCTGTAAAAGTAGGACTACTAAACATAGTAGCTTTACTTTCATTAGTAACATTATTAAGTGTTGCTGGAGTAGGAGGTACGCCTCCTGAATACGCTAACCAAACTTCTTCTGGTGCATAATAGATATTAAGAGTACCAGTATTAGTGCTTAACCACATTAATCCATCGGTTGGATTAACTGGAGCAGTGGCTGATTCTATTAATTGAGCAGAACCTGTTGCTCCTGCTGGAGCTGCTGCAGTTATACTCCAAGGTGTAGCAGAGGCATCTGATGAACTTATTACTGTACTGGCATTTATTACTAAAGTAATACCTGAGTAACTGGTTATAACACCTTCTAAAACATTAGAATAAACTCCATTAATAGTTTGTCCGGTTCCAGTCATTCTTACATACTGACCAACTGCAAAAGCTGACTGACTAGTATCTCTATTAACTATAAAGGTTTTAGATCCTGTAGATACAGTTACTGTAGTTGTAGAAGTAAGTGGATTATATCCAATACCTGTAGCACCTGTAGCACCTGTAGGACCAGCAATACCGTCTAAACCTGAGGCACCTGTAGCTCCTGAGCCAGTAGCACCTTGATATCCAGTAACACCTGAAGCACCTGTAGCACCTTGATATCCTGTAGCACCACTAGCTCCTGTAGCACCAGCACCTGTAGCACCTTGTAGTCCTGAGGCTCCTGTTGCTCCTATTGTACCTGTAGCACCTGNAGCACCTTGNTANCCTGAAGCACCTGTAGCTCCTGAGCCAGTAGCTCCTGTTGCTCCTATTGTACCTATAACACCTGAGGCACCTGTAGCACCTTGATATCCTGTAACACCTGTAGCACCTGAACCAGTAGCNCCTNNATANCCTGTAACACCTGTCGTGCCTTGATAACCTGTAGCACCTGAACTACCTTGATATCCAGTAGCACCTGAAGCACCTGTGGCACCTGAGCCGGTAGCACCTTGATAGCCTGTAGCACCTTGTAGACCTGATGCACCTGTACTACCTATAGTACCTGTTGCTCCTAGACCTGTAGATCCTCTTAATCCTGATGCTCCTGTAGCACCTATAGTACCTGTAGCACCTTGATAACCTGTTACACCTGAAGCACCTGTAGCACCTGCACCTGTTGCACCTTGAACTCCTGTAGCACCTTGATAACCTGTAACACCTGAAGCACCAGTGGCTCCTGTAAATCCTGTTGCTCCTGAAGCACCTGTTGCTCCAGAACCTGTGGCTCCTGTAGCTCCTATTGTACCTTGAATACCTGTAGCACCTTCGTATCCTGTAGCACCCTGATAACCTAGTCCTCCTGTAGCACCTAATCCGGTAGCTCCTTGAAANCCTGTAGCTCCATCATATCCTTGACCACCTGTAGCACCTATACCAGTTGCTCCTTGTAAGCCTTGAATACCTGAACTACCAGTTGCTCCTATTGTACCAGTTGCTCCTATTGTACCAGTAGCACCTTGATATCCTGGACCACCTGTTGCACCTTGACCAGTAGCACCTTGAACTCCTGTAGCACCTTGAACTCCTGTTACACCTGTAGCACCTAAACCAGTTGCCCCCTGTAATCCTTGAATACCTGAACTACCTGTTGCACCTTGATAACCTGTAACACCAGAACTACCTGTTGCTCCTTGATAACCCGCACCACCAGATGCTCCCATACCTGTAGCACCTTGAAAACCTGAACTACCTGTAGCACCTATATAGCCTTGTGGTCCTGTTATACCTTGTGCACCTGATAGATCTGATACATAAGAATATGTAGTACCATTCCATAAGTATAATCTTGAATTTTCAGGATTATCAGTACTAGTGGTTTCAATTATAGCAAATTGTCC